TCAGAGGGCCGCCCGTCACCGACACGTTGCCGGAACCGACAGACCCGAGGGCTTCGAGAGCGGCCTGCACCGCCGCGGCATTCGCGTTGTACGCGAGGCTAGACGTAGTCTGCGCGTTGAACGTGAGTGTGTAAGTGCCGCCTGTCGCGGTTCCGGAAGACAGCGCGATTGTCTGAACCTCGTTCCGTCCGAGAGTGCTGTTCTGAACCGACAGGGCCGAAACGTCCTGCCAACCGAGGGCGTTCTGGAACGTGACGACAATCCCGTCGGCCGTGTCACCGGACACGACGACGTTCCCGACGCCGACGCTGACCATCTGCTCCAGCGTTGACTGAATGACGACAGCCGCGGCGTCGTAGGGGATCAAAAGAGAATCTTCGCTGTTGAACCGGAGCGAGAACGAACCCCGCGTGGGGGCATTGGAGAACGTGACAGTCTGGACTTCGTTGGCGCTAGCCGCCTGAGACACCTCCTGAGGGATGTCGGCATACGAAGTCGGGACAAGGTCCACCGACGCCGCTACGGGACCGGCCACCCGGTAGCCGAGAGACGCGGCATGCCGCAAAGCGCTGGACTTGTTCCGCATCGTCGCGATGAACGCCTCTTCGCTCACACGGTCGATAGCGAAGTGCAGACCGTCCCCGGTGTACGCGAGAAGTTCGATGAGGAGCTTTGCGATATCGCCTTCAAAGAACGAGTTGATGTCGTTGGGCCTCACAGCCCGGATGACACTCAGGAGTTCTTGCTGGATCGTGGCAAAGTCACGACCCGTATACGGGCGTGTCCGGAGGATCGGGTCGATGCGCGTCACGCTTTGGCTCCAGAGTACAGCGAACCGCTGGACGAGAGGGCGAACTGGTTGGTGGTGATGAGCCCGTCTGAGATGATCTCGTAGGTCACCTCAACGTGCAACAGATGATCGTCGTACTGGCTCCGATAGCACTTCACGTCCCGCACACGAACCCGGGGTTCCCACCGCTGCACGGCGTCCACGACATACGCCCGGACCTGCTGCTGGAGAAGGTCGTTGTTGATCTCGAAAACAAGGTCCGGCAACTGGGATCCAAACTCCGGCAGCATGATCCTTGTGCCTATCGGCGTCAGCAGAATAGCCAGAATAGAGGACCACAGAACTTCGAGCGTTCCCCGCGGCTCAAAGGCCCCAAACTCCGTGACCCGAAAAGGCGTGGTGATACCACGCCAGCGGCTCGTTTTGACACTGGACGGGAGCCGGGATTTCAGATCCACGTTGACCGACCCGATGTTCATGACGCCTCCGCTATCCAACTTTAGGGGCCTACCGGCGGATCTTCGACGCGCGATGCACCGCGTTCTGTAAGGACGCCGCCAGCCTGGAGGAGGATGTTCCCACCGGCAAGAATCTCAAAGTCTCCGGTGCAGTCGATCTTCAGGTTCCCGATGATCTTCCAGCGGTTCTCTGCCCCGCCAAACCGGAGGTACATGTTCAGCGCCGGCCAACTCATGCCGAAGTCGAGAGCGGTCATGCTCAACGTCTGTCCAAACTGCGAAGCCATGAGAATGCCGACGCCGTCTTGGAACTTTCCAGTATTGCCCCCGGCCGTGGTCACGTCAATGGAGTTCAAGAGCGGGCTGATCTTGATCGAGTGACCGTTGGCGGATGCGACTTCGATACCGTCGTTGACGTCCTTGATGGAAAAGTGGTGGCCCGCTGAAGACTTCAAGAGGATGCCGCGCTCACCAAACCCCGTACCCGTCCCCGGTGTGGACGACCGCACCAGCCCGTCGGCGGAGCCCGGTCCTGGGATGGGAAGGTCGTTCGACGCATTGAGGTCCGTGTACGACACGGTGGGCTCACCGTCGTACGCGGCGGTGGTGACACCCTGGGCCTGCCCGGGGTGCTCGTCCTGAAGGCTAAGCGTGTGACCACCGGCGGTCGTGAGGTGGATACCACACCCTCCGGCGCTCTCCCGCATGTGCAGAACGTTGCCACTCGGCATCGTCACCTTGAACTCAAAGTCTTGCGGATCTTCGCCGAACTCGATGGTAGAACCGTGCCGAGTCTTCTGGATGACGCGGCGTCGATTCACCGGGAGTGTCTCGGGCATCACGTCGGAGTTTCTGCGCCAACACCCGACGACAACCGGCAAAAGCTCGTCGTCGTTCTCGAACATGACGAAGACGCCGTCACCGTTGTTCGCGTTCGGCGCGGTCGATGGGCGCAACGGGAAGTAATCCCCGTGCGGCCCACCCGCATCGAAGAACATGCGGTAGGCCCACGGGATCGCAGCGGTCGGGGCGTCCCCGTGCAGCGGAGGAATGCGGACACGGACACGGTTACGACCCTCGGGGTCGGCCACGTCTTCAACAAACCCACGGTGCAGTCCCTTCATTACAGCAACTCCCTGCCGCGGCGGATGGTGTGCGGAATGTACAAAGCGTCGTTGCTCGCGGGGTCTTCCATGAACTTCTTCGCCTCAGCGGGAGCTACGTGCTTGATGATCTTGAGGTTGGTCAAGAAGCTACCGCCCTCGACCGTGTGCTCAATCTCTGTAATCGTGTACACGGTCGAAACCCCGGGGATAGCCCGGACCGCGTCACCCCTCCGGGTGTCGGCACTGTCGATGTACCCACCCAGGTTAGCCAGTGTGCCGCCCCCAAAGAGCGTGACCTGCACAAGATCGAGGATGCGAAGGTCGGTGTCCCCGATGACGGTCATGTCGCCCTGTACCACGATCTTGGTGGCTTCGGCCCACACGGAGTTCCTCCGCGCTTCGAGGGTCTTAAGGTCACCAGCCGCCACGACCCTTGCGTACGAGTTGGGCCCGTACCGGGTGACCCCGTAGTCCTCCGACTTCGGGGGTTCGTAAGACTGGGAGGTACCGTCGGGAAGCACCGCCTGCATAGGCCCTCGAAGGCCGAGCATTGCCGAGAACACACCGTTGTCGGAAATCTTGAACGAGACGACGTTACCGTCGATACCGCGACCGTAGACGTATGACCGGACGGGCTTCTTGGTCGCGGGCGGGCTGGCCACGGACACGCGGACGATGGTGGTGCCTGTCTCGTCAATCTCCGGCACAAGCTCCGCACTACGTCCCACCAGGGCCGGGTCCGCCGGGATCAACTTTGGTGTTGAGGCCGCGTTGCCGTCTGCGTCAAGGCCGGAAGCGAGTTGCTGGCAGTACGCCCACGGGGTTGTATTCTGGATGATGAGGTGCTTGGTGGTCCCGTGGAGTTGCAGCGGGGCCATCGGGACCTCGGTGACAACCTTCGGCGGCTTGTAGAGGGAATCACCGGTGTAGTCGGTTTCGAGGATACGCCGCACAACCTCGTCACCGGGCAGGTCATCGCACATCACGGCAACGCCCCGAACCTGCTGGGTAGCCACGTTGTACATACCGCTATCGACCCCGGAGATTTCCAGTTCGCACCCGTCAGGCGTGAAGTTTGTGTCGATCTCGGTGATGACGTACTCACCGTTGCCAGAGAGCATGGGCAACCCCGTTTCCGTCCCCGACATCCACCCGTATCGAAGGTAGACACGCCCGAAGTTGAAACCCTCCGCGTAGAACGCGGCAAGCCTTGTCAGAATGTTGTCGAAGTCCGGGTCGAACAGCGAGAGCGTGACCTGTGACGCCGCGCCCGAGAGCTTCTTCACCCGCACAGACCGGACGTAGTGGATGCTCGGGAGGACGCCAAACACCTCGTCACCGAACGCCACGCGGTCATTCAACCGGTCGGGGCTCAGGGTGAACTTGGGGATGGAGCTATTGGTTACAGCCCGCTTCCCGGGCGGCGCAAACGTCACCAGCACGACGGGGTACTTCGCACTATCGGTTCCCGGAAGACGCATCGCTCATGTACCTCTCGACCACAGTACGCGAAGGGATCTTGAGAGACGCCCCGACTCTCAAAGAGAAGATGTCCAGCACATTGTTGGCGTCCGCGATAATCCACCACCACCCGGGGTTCCCGTAGTATTCGTAGGCTATCAAATCGAGACGCCCAACGTCGGTGTCGCGGACTACGTGGATCCGGTAGTCCGTAGACCTCCGGATTTCGCCATAGGACTGCCACAACTCGTACTGGATCTTCCCGTCAAGGATCGTGGCCGGGGTGTTGTTGTACCGAGACTCGGGCGACTGGTTGTACTTAAACGTGGTCATCGTCCGGGGACCTCCAGCATGCTCAGGTAGTCCCTTGTATCCTTCGGGCGGTTGTTCACCTCCGTGAACTCGACCTCCACCCTCTCGTGAAGCGGGTATTCGAACCGCGACAGGCCGCCAACCCAGGGGGCACTGTGCGTGACGTTAAGGTTCGTCAAGACACACCGCATGCTGATGAAACGCCCGAGGATCAAGCGAAGCACCGGGGGCCCGTACGAGATGCCACCGTCAAAGTAGCTGGGGGAACCGACGGCCCTCAACCACTCGGCGCACCGCACAGCCACCCCGGCCTCGCCCTCGTCACCCTGGTTCACCGAACTGACAAACCCGAGAGTCAGGCTGACTTTGCGGTTCTCACCACCCGCGTAGGCCATGTACGACTCAGAACGCCCGGCCACATCGATGGAGTTGTACCGAGGATTCCCCGAGTCGGGGATTCCGTCTTCGATGAACTGGAAGTACAGCCGCCTCGCGGCCCCAAACCGGCTGCGGACGGGGAGCGGGGTGTCGGGGTGGATCTCCACCATCGCGTTAATGCCGTCGAAGGTATTCGGCGGCTTGGGAGCCCCCACGTTGAGGTTGAACGCGGAGGACTGCATGGTCGCGATGACAGAAGCGTTTGCGTAGTTGTCGATCAGGCTCACGTCTTACCCCTTGCGATCGAGGCGGTAATGCTCGACTTGCCCTGAGATGTGTTGGTCGCAATCCGGGTCAACAGTTCCACGACCTTGTCGCCGTATTCAATGATGGTCTGGTCGATGATGACCTTCAGTTCGGCCGGTGCGATGACGGGTGTTCCCGTATTGACCAAACGGGCTCGCCCTTGGATCTTGCCCAACCGAGCGTACAGGGACTCCACCGCGTCAAGGCTCTTGGACGCAGCATCGACATCACCCGCCACGGTGGGAACAGGGATCGACAAAGTCGGGGGGAGGTTCTTCAGCATGTTTGCGGACATCGCCAACCGGGACAACCGGTTGGCCAGCGCTCCGAGAGGGTCGCTGTCGGTCAGGCCGAAGAACGAGAGAAACGAGTTCATCGCGGAAGACGCGGTCAAGACGCCCAGACCCACGGTGAAGGAGGTGGCAAAGGCCGCGAACCCCAGGCCCGCCGAAGTCAGCGCCGGGCCAAGAAGCATCAGTGTGGGCACGTCAAAGGCTTTGAACAAGTCGGTGACGGCCGGGATAGCCGACACGACCGTCTGAAAGAACGGGTTCGCCAGACGGAGGGCACCGGCAACGAGAAGGGTGAAAGCGCCGAAGACCGCAAGGGCCGGGATAGCCTCGACCGCGATAGCCGACAGACCACCTGTGATCGCCATCGCAGCGCCGAGGAACCACGTTCCGAACCCGGCAAGGGCCGCTCCCATCGACGTTGCGGCCGTTGCTGCAACGGGGGCAAGTCCTGTGAACGAGGCGAGGGACGGGAGCGCGAACGCGAGGGCCCTGCCCACCCACGAAATACCCTTGCCGATGACCGGGAGGGTTCCGGCCCACGACACCCCGACCGTGAACAGACGGCCCAACGTGCCGATGAGAGGCGTGATCTTCAGAACATTCCAGGTGGCCTTGCCGATGAACGCGATGCCCTTACCCACAAGAGTCAAAGCCCCGGCCGCCCCGATGATATCACCGAGGGAAATCTGGTGCATGAAGTTCACCAGACCGGTCAAGCCGGTCTGGTTCATGGCAGACCCTAGGAACCGCCCACCGGCCGTGACATAGTCTTCCGCACCGACCTGCCGCGTGCGGAGATCCGACACCGCCGAAGCCCCCGTCTTGCGCTTGTCCAGCGTGTCCATGACCCGGAGAATCTCGGCCATGTTCTTTCCACCGGACAGACCGAAGAGTGTGTTGGCGTCCATGCCGGATGCCTGGGAGTACATCTGCGCCGCTTGAAGGCGCATCATGGGACCCCCGGCCTTCGAGATGTTGTCCAGCATGTCCTTGAACGCCGGGGACCTGAGGATCACGGCCGGGTTGTTGATGAAATCGTCCGGGGCAACGTCGAACATGGACGCGGTAGTGATCGCCCTCGTGGGGTCACGGCTTGAATCCATCAGTGCTTCGATAAACCCGGAGTCGTCCAGCACGTGTTCGAACGCGACATAGGCGTGCGTGAGGTCACGCATGGCCTTGCTGTTCTTCTTCTGATCGTTGCCGACCGCCCGCAGGGCCTTCGAGTACATCATCGTCGCGGCCATCACGTCAGAAAACTCGACGTCCAGCCGGGCGTCCCGGATGGTGTTCGACAGGGAGGCCATGCCCTCGGAAGCCTGCACACCATTGATGCCGATCTTCATCATCGCGGACGCGGCCTTGGCCGTCTCGCCCGAGAGGTCGTTCGCTTCGTCGATGAGCGCTGCGATGCCCGTGATCTTGGCAAAGTCACCGGAGGCGGAGGCACTCCGGTTCATGTTGTTCATCGCTTGCATGATCGAATCAGTGCGGGCCGATGGAGTGAGGAACCGGCCGTCACTGGAGTTGATCTGTGCCGCCACCATCGAGTTCTGTGCTTGAGAGAACGTCTGGCCGAACCGCTGCCCGACGTTGGTGGAACGCTCACCGAAGCCCACAGAGTGCGACAAACGCCCGACGACGTCCACTAGCTCCGAGATACCGTGCCCGATGACGGCCCACGTCAGGGGTTCGCTGTTGGGGCCCCCGGGACCACCAAGGCCGCCCGGACCACCGGCACCCGCGCCCGGAGGGGGTGACGGGGGTGTTGTACTTCCCGAGCCTCCCCCGAGGGATGCGTTGGACCCGCGGGCCGCCCGAGCAATCTGACGGGCCAGGATAGCCCCGTTCCTCCGGGCCGAGTTCAGCGATGTGTTCTTTGAGATGGCTTTGGCGATAGTCCTGATGCCGTTCAGGTGGCTGCGAATGTTGAGAAGGACCGGGAAGAGTCGCTTTGTGAACGCAGGAAAGGCGACGACCGTGGGGGTGCGGGACACCTTGGCACCCGCACCCCCGAGGGGTACCTTAGAGAACATGCCGAGCATGGACTTTTGCAGGGCACCGTTGAGCGACTTGAGACGCTTGACGCCCCGCTCGTAACCTTTACCGATCTTCTTCAGACCGGGGGTCACGTCGTCGATGAGCCCCAGGTAGAACCCCGACGTAAAGCTGGTCCCGCTGCGGCGTGCCATTATCTCTTCCTTAGGGCGTCTTCCCGGGCCTCTGCTTCACGTTTGAGCTTCTTCGAAAGTTCGTTGACGTGCCAGTGCCTCGTGTAGACCGGCATGTTTCTGACGTCTTCGGCGGTGTAGCCCTGTCCGTAGTTCAACAGGAAGAAGATTTGCTGCTCCAAGTCATTGATGCTCTCACAGGTCGGTTGGACGAAAGAACTCGGGGGTGATCGCCACCCCCACTTCCTGCTGAGCGCCGCAGATAGGACACTGGACTTCGACCGCGTTGTCCACCGACACGTCGTAGTCGGTGTAGACCTTCTCGATGTGGCGGATGTCTCGGACCGGGAGCTTCGAGAGAAGTTGGAAGATGGTGGACATGTCTTCCGGGCGAGAGTGGTTGACGTCTTGCCACTCGTTGTCCACGTTGAGAGACTTGATCGCGAGGGCTTGCTGCATGTACCACGCCGCGTTGCCCTGAGACATGATCGTCTTAGGGATAATCGCGGACTTCTGGTTCTTGCACTCGCGGGCAAGGTACTCGGTGTCCTTGCCCGTGAGCAGGCGGATGCGAATCTGCACCTTGCTCTTGGGGAGTGTCGTCTCGATCCCGGTATCAGGGTCGTAGTGCAGCGTCTCCGTGACGATCTCGCCGTTGGGCTTGGTGGTGTTCTTGGTCCGGGGCATCGTCTCAACCTTGAGGTTCTTGACGATGTCAATCGGCGACAGGAACTCCTTCTGGCAAGACTCGCACCGACACGAGACGTTGTAGCTGGAGCCGAGGCTTTCCACGCGGATCGCCATCAGCACCATGAACTGATCGGTCGCCGTCAGGTCTTTCGGAGAGATGGACTTACCGTCCACCTTGGGGAACCGCACGCAAGCGCTGAGGATCTTCTCCATCTTGAGCATCTCGTCCATCGACGCGGACCGGAGGATCGCCTCCTCGGCACCGCACATGGCGCGGACCTCGATGGTCCCGTTGGGGAGCATGCCCCTATACGGGATCCCCTGCGTGGGGAGAGTGACAGGGACATACGACGCCTCAAGAGACAGATTCATTGATGCTTCTCCAAAGAAGAAGGTGGTGGCCGCCGAGCGTACTTAGCTCAACGCGCCGGTGACCGCAGCAAGCACACGACGGAGGGCTCCCTGCCAACCGCTGCTGTCCGCCGGGTAGCAACGGTCCACGGACAGTTCGATCTGGATGCGCGCTTGGTCGGACGAGTCGTGGTCGAAATCCGTCATACCGAAGCTCGACGGGAAGATGCCTTCGAGCTTGAACTGGCGGAGGACGGAACTGTCGGAAGCGTAAAGCTCGATGGTGCCGGACCGCTTGTAGTTGGACGGGAGGCCGACACGCCCGGTCTGCGGATCGTGGACCGCGTTGCGCCAGTTCTGGAGCACGCGGGCCACCCCCACGCTGACGTAGTCCCGGTACTCGACCTGAATCGAATCGACCACGGCCTGTCCGGCGAACTTGCTCTTGCTGTTGAGGTACCCAACCTCAATCACCTCGTTCGACACCTTCGGGAGGCTGAACGTGGCGATCGCGAGGGACAGGATGTTTTCGTTGACCCCTGAGAGCGAGAGGCCGAACGTCTCCAACCCCTCAATATGGATCAGGGCGTTGTTGACGGTCTGCGGGTCGAATCGACCATTCTGAGCGGCGATGTGGTTGGCCCCGAGGGCCGCGAGCGGGTTCAGAGGCATAGCGCAGTATCTCCTTAAACACGGGTGATTTGTGGTTTGAGGCGTGAATCACCTGCGTCCGCAAGGGTAGCCTCAGGGAAGTTTAGGCGACTCCCCGACTCGGGGAAATGAAACGGCCGCAAGGGTCACTTGCGGCCGTCTCAACCATGACCGTCCAGACAGGAGTTAGGCGACAGTTCCGGATTCCGTCACGTTCACGTTGAGGTTCGCACCGCTACGGAAGATGGCGACGTCCAGCGAGATGATTTCGGCGGTCTTGGCCGGGATCACGGACACCACGGCCCGCATCTCGTTTCGGTTGCGGAGATCGGCCGTGTTGGTCGTGTCGTCACAGACCAGACGGTAGTCTTCGAGGCCGCCGTTGTTCTTCACCGACAGAAGGATGGGGTCGGCAACCCCGATGAAGGCACGCCATGTCGAGGGGATGTTCCCCTCGAAGACGAAGTTCTCGGCCACATACTTGAGCTTGGCCTTGAGATCGTTGAGCATCCGACGAACGTTGAGGCGGTCGGTCGCAGAGGCCCGGCGCTGGGTGGTCCGCTGGCCCCACACCGTGACACCCCGTTGCGGAATGTCCAGAATGACGTTGATGACGTTGCCGCCAGAGTACATGGCCTCCTGCGTCCCCTGGCTGGGCGAGGAGGATTCAAGACCGAGGGCCGTGCGGATGATGCCACGCTGCCCACCGGCCGGGGCCGTGTGCGGCGCGCCCTGCTGATCGTTGTAGGCGATCACCCCGGGGATGAAGCACGACGGGGGGAGCGTCACGTCTTCGTTGTTGTAGTCGTCGTGCGAAACCACCCACGGCCAGTACAGAGCGGCGTAGGACGTGTTGGGCTTGTGGCCGCTGGTCGCGAACGAGTTGGCCCGGTTGTGCCAGTCCATCGCCTGTGTGGGGGTCAAGCCGATGGGGGTATCGATGATCGCGACACTGTCGTCGCGGGCAACCGCGACGGCTTCCAGTTCTGTGAGGACCGCACTGTCCGTGACACCGGGGACCGCCAGGATGCGGACCGGGATGGTCTGGACGTTACGGTAGACCTGAAGGCCGGTGACACCGTACGCCGAGTCCACCTCCGTGCCGATGTACGCGGCCTGCCCGTCCCCCGAAGTACCGGCCCAGGTGTTCAGCGCCGAGTCACCGCCGTTCAGCACGTACGTAGTCCCGGTCGTCGAGTCCGTCGCGAGTTCGTTGTAGACGTCCGACACCACCTCGGGGAAAGCGCTGGAATCGAACGTGATGTACGTCGAGGCGGAAGGGCCGTTACGGATGCCGTTGTTCACGACCTCCCCGAGGAACAGGGCGTCGTAGGCCGCGAGCGTGGCCTCGTCATTCACCAGCATGACGCGGTCATAGGACTCAAGAACCTGCACCGCCGTATTGACGGAATCGGAGGGGCCGAGCACTTCCAAGCGGTAGACGTTGTACCCCTTGGACACACCCTCGGTTGTCACGGCCACGGCCACGGCCGGGGAGGTGCCGCCCGTCAGGCTGCTTGTCGCGGTCATGGCCGGGACGTTGGTGTGCTGGAGCGTGCCTTGGAACGTCACGACCCACGCGGTGCCCGGACCGGGGCCGCCGCTGACGACCGCATTGCCCGACCCGATCGTCGAAAGGGCTTGCAGGGCTGTCTGCACCGTAGAAGCCGAGGCGTTGTACGCGATGCTGGAAGTTGTCTGACCGTTGAACGTCAGGGTGAAGGTGCCGCCGGTAGGGGTACCACTGATCGAAACAGTCTGAACCTCGTTGGTCGCGCCAGCCAACTTCAGGAACCGGAGGCTGATGCTGTTACCCCAGTCGCCCGCGGACCGCGCCCGTCCCACAAGGGCAGACAGGGCACGACCCTCGGTAGAGGTCGCAAAGACCACGGCCGGTGACGTGCCGCCCGTAAACACCGGGTTGCCGTTGACGGTGAACGGCCGGATGTTGGTGTAGGCCAGAGTCCCGCCAAAGGTGAACGTCAGGGACGTGATGGAACCGGACACAGTGCAGTTACCAGCGCCGAGGGCGGTATCCACGAGCGTCTGCACGTTACCGACCGAGGAGGCATGCGTAATCGGCCCGATGGAGACGGGTGTCCCCAGCGGATTGTCGGCGGTGCCGTTGTAGTAGAACGTATAGGAGAACGACACGGGCGAACCCGTCACGTTGATCGTTTGAACCTCGTTCAAACCGCTCCGCCAGATAGGGGAGTTCGTGAGAGCGGGGAGTCGCGTGCGGGCCGTGGCCGCCCGCCACCCCGTGCCGGTCACGTACTGGCTCGTCCGGGTGAAGTACAACTGACGGGCCTGCCGCAGCGTACGGATAGCGCTGTGCATCGCCATGTCACCGGGGGAGGCTTGACCGTTCCGGGCCGTCTCCACCGTCAGGGTGATAGCACCGGGGCCCGTCAGGCTGGAGTTGGCCGTCATCTGGTTGATCGGACGGGCCGCCAGAGTCCCGATGAACGTCACGGTCCACGGACCACCGGTCTGCCCAGTCACAGTCGTGTTGCCCGTGCCGACATTGCTCATCGCCTCAATCGCGGCCTGCACCACGGCCGTCGTCGCGTTGTACGCGATAGAACCGGAAGTCACCGCGTCGAGAGTGAGCGTGAACGTGCCGCCGCTGGCACCCTGGATCGAGATGACCTGCTTCTCGTTCTGGGCACCGCTGAGATCGGGCGGGCTTCCGAACGTGCTGATGAGTTCCGCCACCGACGTAATCAGTGTGGGGGTGTGCATCGGGCCCTTATGGGCCACACCGACCAGACCGAGGATGGTCGTCGCGAGACGGGGCGCTGTGTCGGAGAAGTCAAGCTCACGAATCGAAACGCCGGGATTCAAACGGGTCATTGGTCACTCCTGTTCTTGCGAGTCTTGGTATTGGTTTCTTCCGCCACAGTTTCCTTGGGGCTGGTCGCGTCAGAACTGGGAGCGACGGTCTGAGGACTGGAAGGCGGGGACTGAACCGGAGCGACTGTCGGAGTGACAGTGAGAGGGACCAGTTCGATCAACCCGCGGTTTGCGGCGGCCGAGATGTGCGCCGAAATCTCGGGCACAACCACCGGTTCCCGTCCCACAGGGAACTGTGTCCCGTCGGAACGTTGCAGGAAGATCACCTGAGAACGCCGGTTTGTGATACGGTATTGGGTGACAGGACGGCTCATGTGGTAATCCTACGCCGGGTAAGGGAACTGGGCCAAGGCACTGACGGTCATTCTTGAGACTTGCACACTCGGGTCGTTTGACCCGTTGGTTACGACCACCTTTCCGTGGGCGACCAAACCGTTGAACACGGCCACGATCTCGCGGAACGTAGCCGAGAATGTTTCGGAGTACACAGGGGAAACGTCCGTGCTGTCGGCGTACACGCTCACTGTGACTGTTGCGCCGTTGGGGTTGACCACGTCGGCCCGGAAGGCATTCTTCTTTCCGACCACGTTGGAAAACACCGTGGTCGAAGAGGTTCCGAGCGGCGGGAGTATCTCGGCACTGTCAGGGAGTGCGTGGACCGCGATTGAGTACCGGTCGAGCGACACCCGGTATGTCCGTGTCTCGCCTGCGGGGAGAGACAGACGGATACTCGGGGGAAAGTAGTTGGATGACGCGGGCCTTGTGTACCACTCAACCGTAGCCGCGTTGGAGGAGGGCGAGATTTCCCGCGACTGGAGCACGGATGCGGACGGGCTATCGAGCCGGGAATCCCGAGAGACGATCGACACCACAAGGTTGCCCGGGGCGGCGGTAGGGTCCGCGACGTCGAACCACCGAATCTTGAGACGACCCTGGACCAGAGACGACCCGGACAGAGGGAGCGGGGCAAGCTCCACAACCTGCGAACCGGAGATATCGATCGGTCCGGGCGTGCCGCCTTGCCGAAGACGGGTACCGGTTGTATACGGGTAGGTATGGACCACCGACACCGGTTCAGCATTGAGTACCCGTCCGCCCGTCGTCGTAGACAGGTACTTTGTGCCTTGGAAGAAACCCACGTCGTCCGTAGCCGAGGGGGCCACCGCGTCATACCCGGGGGAGTACACCATCGGCACGCCCGTCACACCGTCGGTGTTGGTCACCCCGGCCACTTCCGGCGTGAGCCCCACAAGGTCGTAGTCCCAGACGTAGAGGGAGAATGTCGCGGTCTTCCGGAGGAGACGGTCCCGGCCCTCTTCGACTTCGATCTCGCTGGCGTCAGACGAACTCTCAAACTCCAGCGTTCCGTGGTCCTGACCCCACGGTTTCGGGTAGGTCAGGACCAGCTTGCGCATCGCCAAACCGCTGCCCACCTGCGTGAACTGGCTCATGAGCCACTCTTGCAGGTAGTTCATCGTGAAGAACGTTCGGGCGAGCCACTCCACGGTGTACGAGAACACATACGGTGTCGGGAACCGGTACTCCCGAACCAGATTGCCCGGCACGTTGAGCGGGATCCTTGAAGGCGTGGACGATCGCGTTGTGTCGAGCCGGAAATCGGTCAAATCGAAACGACAAATCGGCATCGGCGTTTGCTTGTACAGCACGTCATCCGGTACCGTTGTGCGGGCGTTCTCCTGTGGGAGAAACCCCTGCGTGATAAGTTGCTTCCGCATATCCGCGAACGCCCGCTCGGGGGACGTGCGGACAACCATGAGCGGATGTTGCCGAAGGTTCCGGCCACTCCCGAGGAAGTCATCCCCGTAGTCCACCAGTACCGACTGCAACCAATCCCGCATCGCGGTATCGGCGACGCGCATGGTTTCGCTGCTGGCGCTCACGGGCTAACGTGTTCCTTTTGCTCGGCACTTCCCCGCGTGTGTTCCTTGACGTACTTGACGTGGAACGGGCGGGGCCCGGCGCGGCTCAACCAGTGCATGTACAGACCGACGTTGAGAAGACGTTGACCCTCGATGTCTTCCATGAACTCCGGGGGCCCGTTCATTGCCGGGATGTAGATGCGGGCGTCCGGGACAATCGGGGTATTAACGGTCGAGTCCATGTAAACGAGGAAGTGCTTCTTCCCGAGGAGGATCACGAAGCAGTGCTTGGCGTCCTCCCAGTAGTCGTTGTCCACGAACGGCACGTTCCCGACGCAGATACGCCGTGAAACATGAACCCCAAAACCAAGGTCCACCCGGGCGTCCACCGCAACGGGTGTGACGATACGCTCGGTGTAAGCCTTGAAGACCCGGACGCTGTTGGTGTGCACGGATGCCATGCAGAGATTCCCCGAATCGGTGAATCAGTCTTCGCCACGCAGACGAGCGTTGCGCTTCCGAGAACGCAGGGCCTTCATCCGGGCCTTCGCGCTCTTGCGCTTGGCCTTGCTCTTGCGAAGGTTCTGCTTTGACGCCTTGCGGATTGCGGCTGTCGAGTTGATGCCGCGGCCGCGCTTCATGCGCTTACGCCGAGCCTTGTCCTTCTTCCGAAGGCTGGCCGACGTTTCCTTCTTCTCTTCGACACCCGCAAGGGCTTCAACGAGACGACGGGAGAGGTCCGCGTTCTTCTCGCTCACAAAGGCGGAGCCGTCCCGACGCTTGCCCTCCATGATCGAGAGCATCCACATCCCCGCGTTGCCGGGGCGTGTCGGGGGCTCAGCGTTGGGATTGGTGCTGAGGGCCATGCCCCAGGACCGCGAGCCGTTGTTGGCTTCGTTCTTGTCCTTCTTGTTTTTGGCGATCGCGGCCCACTTCTTCCCTTCCTTCGACATGCCCTTGCAACTCTCGTCGGTATCGTCGGTATCGTCGCCGTCGCCGTCGGTGTCGTCGGGGGTGGGTGTGCCCTTGTTCTTCTTGAACTTGTGCTTGTCGTCCTTGAGGCCGGGGATGTGCTTCGAAGACGCCTCCACGACCTTCCCGTCTTCGACGAACTCGACCACCGCACCGGCGTTGTGGTGGAGGGCATCCTTGGTGGTGTTCGTGTACTTCTCGTAGAACACCCGGGCCCGATTCCGGTCGTTTGTCTCGCAAACCGTCCGCCCCGCAACCCTGATCGAGAACTTCATCGACTAGCTCCTGTTCAAACGCGCCATGAGCGCTTTGATCCGATCCTCAGCCCTGCGTCTCGCCGGTTCGATATGGGGGCGAGCCGGAATAGTCCGTGTACCGTGCTCCAGTATGTTAGACAACTTCGCCCACGAAATCCCGCTTGGGTGCTCCCCTTTCAAGGGCGGACCAACATGCCACATGCTCTTGGAGATGGGGGTGGCCTTGATGCTGTCTACATAGTCACCGTCACAGATGAGGGGTACCCGCCCCTTGTCGTTGTTCTTTTTCCATTTGGCATACCGTGGGCTGTTCGGGGGCGGGACACCTTTGGTGATCCGTTGAACAATGTCCCTCGCGGTATCTTCCGCGATACGGGCAATCCCCTCGTTCAACTCGGCCATCTTGGCATGGAGTCCCTGAACGTACCGCCGGACTTGTTGGACCTGCTTTTCTGGCATGGGATTACCGGGGGAATCGGGGGTCGGCCGTGGGTGAAACAGGTGCAGGCGGGAACATGACGTTCCTTGCACGGTTCAGGACGTAGACGTTGTCCACAGACCCGAGCGGGACCGACACCATGTTTGTCCAGCACGGCACACCGCCCACCATCGCGTGTGACTGCGCAATGACCACATGGCTGTCGTTGAGAAACACGAGAAACCCGACGGTCTGGTTGGGGCTCGGGGACGGCATTGTCGGACCGGACGCCACACCGTTGGTCTTGAAGACCACAGAAACCACGTCGTTCTTATCCGGGATGACTTGACCGGGGGCAGGGGCGTCGAGCCGGTAGATACCGGCGGCACGGTCCGTCATCGGCAAGTAGGACTCCGGGCCATAGGCCACGGGGGACCCCGGGAGGTTCAGCGACCCGCGGCTCTGGGCCTCCGCCAGCGCTGTGGTCAGCCGGGCCACGTCGTCCGCAGACTTGGAGAGTGCGGTGGCCGCTGACGCGACCTTCTGCTCAGCGTCAGACGCCCTCTTCGTCGCATCGGTGACCTGGGCTTGAGCCTTCGCCAGTTCCGCGCGGAGGCCGTCGATGATCTTGTCCTTGTCCACCGTGACGGGGGCCGGGGCGGGCTGGGCCTTGACGGGCTTGATGGGAACAGGCCACCGCGTGTCGATGTCGGCGGGCTTGTCCTGAGGCTGGTCCGTGAGGTTCGCGAGGCACGCGGCACACCCGGATACGAGAAGGAACGCCAGTGCGTTGAACGTCTTACTCATTGTCCCGCTCCTTATTCAGCGACGACAGCATCGTCGTCGGCAAAGAAATCGTCATCGGACGCCTCGGACTCGATGTAGGCATCTACCATCGCGTCCACGGCTTCGTCCCCGAGAAGGGTACGCAGGGCCTTCAGGTCCGTATTGTACATCGCCCTGCGGATGAACTCGTCGGGGGTCGTGGACTTCTTGATCGACCCTTCGAGCACCTTCTTGTCCACCTTGGTGAATCCCATTTCGACCGCCATCCTTCCCCACAGCAGTGGGTCAATGTACGCGGACTTGCACACCGCGGGCGTGTTGTTGAGTTGTCGGCTGACCTTGGTGCAGACCTTCTTCATGATCTTCTTGAACAGCTTAGTCTGCTCTTTCGCCGACTCCGGTACGCGGATCTTCTTGTTCATCACGTCGAGGATGTGGCGGGTGGCCACGTCGGTACCCATCGCGGTACGGAGGTCCTTGGGCTTCAGATCGGGTGAGATTTCTTGCGCCCGGTCGCGGAGGTGCTGGTCGAGAAGTACGCCCTTGGAATGCGGAGCATAGCGGAACACCTCGTCCGTTGTCTCCTTCCTCGCGGTGAACTCTTTGTACGCCTTCGCGAGGACGGGGTCGGTGCAGGTGTACTTGTTGGGCTCCCCGGACTTGCCGCGGAACCGGAGCGTGACCGTGTCGCCGTCCACCTTGACGTGCCGCACCTGAAGTGTCGTGAGGCCGAACGTCTTGCGGCCCCCGGTCTTGTTGGACTTGTTGCCGGGGCGGGCCCCGGTGTGGGCCATCGTCAGCAGGGCCACGGCCGCCATGCGCTCCTTGGTTGTACCGGAAGCCTTGGCCTCTTCGACAAGGTCGTCGCTGATCGCTTTGATGATCTTGCTACGGTTGGCGTGCACGCGGGAGAACTTGTACTCCTGCATGGCCTTGCGGTACTTTGGGTCGTACTGCTTCCGCTCGCCCGTCGTACCGTCCGGACGCTTGAAGGTGATGGTCTTCACCTTGGGCTTGACGTTGGGCTTGACCGCCTGTCCGTTCCTGATCCCGATCGGCACGGTCCGGCCACCGATCGTCCGGAACTGGATCCCGGACTTGGCCTCCTCCATACCCCAAGCACCCCTCCGCCTCCTGCTGTCCTCAATGCGGGCTTGGAAGTCTTCGAGGTACTGCCCGAGCGTCAGGCGGTTCACACGGGCAACACCGACCGACTGTTCGTGGAACCCGTCTGCAACACCGTCGGACCAGTACGGGGCTCCGTGGTGATTGACGTACAGCGTTGCACCCTTGGCCCGTGGTTCGTTCTGGCGGACGTACTTGGTCACCTGCGAGGCCCGTGTGGGCCGCACATCCCCGCCGGTCGATTCCCCGAGTCGGGGAGTTTCGATGTCAGAGGCCCGAACCTTGCCCTTTTGGAACCGGGCAAGGCGGGCCTTGAGCTTCGGGGTCACAGGCAGAAACCCGCCGGACGTGAAACCCCCGACAGCACCGGAACGCATCGTTTCAAGGCAACTGCGGAGACGGCTCCGCAGGTTTCGGGATTGCAAGGCGAGTTCCACGGTGTTCATGCCTTTAGTCCGAATCCTTTTCCATCTTGGCGAGTTTGTCGTAGTAGTTCGGATCTTCGAAGACGTGGTCCATCGCGATCTGTCGGGCCACGCTCTTATCGTCCGTGTGTTCGGACTCCACCTTCGTACCCTTCTCGACCGCCTTACGGATGGTGTCCGCGTCCACCTTGTGCCTGTCCGCGAGGTCTTGCACCGTCATGCCCTCGGCCTTTCCGCCAGAGAGTTCACTGAGGCCGAAGAAACCTCCGGGCCTTGGCACCGAAGTCCGACTCGGTGACGCCCACCTTGATGTCACGGATCGACTCGGTGACGATCCACAGCTTGCGGCTCTTGACCTTGAAGCCCTGATCGTTGAACCACGACACAAACGCCTTTGCGTCGTCCTTGTCACAGAACGACACCGACGCGGAGGTCACACCGTTCGACGCATAGGCGTTGCTGATCGGGTACGAGAGACAACCGTTGTGGGCTTTCCACCCGAGTTGGATCGCGTCCACACTTCCGTCGGGCACCGGGACGCTGACGTAGCAGCGCGGGGCGGACCGGACGGTGTTCTCGGCCTTGGTGTCGGCCTCGGGCTTGCCCGGCTTCCCCTGCAACTTGTTGCGGTCGGGGTCGGCACCGGAGGCGTTGTTGTCACCGACCGGGTCGGTGCACACACCCTTATAGGTCGCGCCGACGAGGCCGAGGACGTTGCCACCAACGGACTCCGCTACACCCGTCTCATTGGCCTTACCGGAAGACAGGCTGCTGTGCGCTCGTTCCATCGCCCGGTGCATCGCGGCCTTGTAAGCGTACTGCCGGTAGGTCAGGTGGCTACGGCGAGCAAGATCCTTTTTGCCCGCGGACTTGTGGGACGCAGCCCGCTCACGGTGAGTCTCGGCCGCGCCTTCATGG